TATAGATTCTCCTGCCATCTACAGAGAGATAAACAATCCCAACAAAGGTGTAGGTGCTGAGTATATGCAGAAGGTGTTCTACGATAGTATGATTCCACTCATAGAGAATCAAGGTGGATTGAAATCTTTATCTTTAAAACATAATTCTCTTGAAGATGTATTACATACCCCGTTATTCCAGTGTACGCTTGTAGAGTCATGGAAAACCAGACCACATATATGTTCGGATTACTGTGGAGTAAAAAGAAAGAATGTATCAATTGATACACAATAGGTTGTCTAAATAAGGGTAGTATGTTAGCATACTCATACGTTCATCCTCTTTGGAGGACGCAAGTAAGCCGACTCGGAACGGAACGTTCATCCTCAATATGGAATTATTGATCGCTGGTATCTTTAGATGTCATAATGCAGCAGAGTTGATCTACAGAATCGCTCATGATGATGTGACACCAAGGGAAGATAGAATCGAACTGATTCAAATGACCATGAAGAATACAAAGGGCAATTGTTTCTTTGAATATGTTGAGGACGCAAAAGTTGACTGAAGGAACGGGGACTAAAAAACCCTACTACTTTGGAGAAACCCAATGGCACAAGTCACTTATCGTGGTGTCGAGTATGACACTGACAGGAACAAAACTCAGAAGACTAACAAAGTCAAACTAACTTATCGTGGAATAAAGTTAGAGAAAGCTGTAACAGCATAGAACTGAGTAACATCCGATACAAGGAGGGTATTGCACCCTCCTTTTTTTTATGCTATGATTTTATTATTGATTTTATTATTATGGAACAACTCACACACAGAGAAAAATTAGACCAGATGGATATGGTCTGCCCTGCTCACAACTTCACAGCAAGGGAGGTATTTGCCATGTATCATTACATGGAACATGTATTTGAAGATGATGTTGAAAAATTTTTCAAGGGATTTGGCAAAGAGGATGACGCATGTTGGGATGAGCAAGCATCACGCTCTGCACATAAAAAATTAGTTGACATGACTAATTATTGTTACGAAGAGGGTTTTGTGAGAGTTGATGACGTTGACTAATGGATAGAGACAGATTAAAAGTTATTGTCACTGACTTAGAGATGCTACTCTCTGCACTCAAAGCAGAAGTATGGAGTGACACAACCACCTATAAATACGATGACGTAGATCCTCATGAGTTGGACTACGACGAAGATTTCGAGGGAACATGAACGTCAAATTAGTAAGCATCACACCTGATGCTGAAAAAACTATGGCATATATTGCTAGAGTTTCCAATCCAAATAATCAAGAGAACGAAAAGTATGCAGGTCTCTTGAAGTATTGTATTACACATAATCATTGGTCTGTTTTTGAACAGGCAACAATGACCTTAGAGATAGAGACTACACGTGCCATAGCAGCACAGATTCTAAGGCATAGATCATTCACATTCCAAGAGTTCAGTCAGAGATATGCTGATACAAAACTTCTTGAGACAATTGAATTACCTGAATTGAGAAGGCAAGACAATAAGAATAGACAGAATAGTATTGATGATTTAGATCCTAAGGTTGTTGATACATTGAATAGGCAAATGAACACATTATTCAGCAGTGCATTTGCATTATATAATCAGATGCTTGAGAGTGGTGTAGCAAAAGAGTGTGCTCGAATGGTTCTACCATTATGCACCCCTACAAAACTTTACATGACAGGGTCTTGTCGGTCTTGGATACACTACATAAACTTAAGATCTGCACACGGAACTCAAAAGGAACACATGGAGATCGCTAGGGAATGTGCCCGTATTTTTACTGGGCAATTCCCTGCTGTTGCAGAGGCACTAGGTTGGGAAAACGGATTGCTGGAATAAATTTATCTAAAAACGGTTCTCTTGCTATCATAAACGATGGTGAATTAGAGTTTTATCTTGAAGAAGAAAGACTAAGTAGAATCAAGAGGGATCGTGGTGCAAAATATTTGGTAGAGAAATACCTTGACGGAGTAGATGGTGTTGCTATATGTGATTGTTATACAAAGTATTATCCTAAGAAGTTTTTACAGAGAACTAAGGAGAAGGAAGCAGTTTGTAAAGTCATAAGAGATAAGAAGATACCGATACTAGATTACAGACAGAGACATCATGAGTGTCATGCTGCTAACGCACGTTACGGATCACCATTTGATGACTGTGCTGTCTTAGTAATGGATGGTAAAGGATCAGTTCATGATCATAATGGACGTAGATTCTGTGAAATAGAAAGTATATTTGACAATGAGAATCCTGTCTTCAAACATTACTCTACGTTCTGGAGTGAAGAAGAATGTAGAAAGATAGAGAAACCATATTGGGAATCAATGAACACACAGTTACTGTTCTGGGAGGGTGAGGACTGTCACAGTGAGAATACTGATGGATTTATTCTCTATAGTGATAGAACTAGCGTTGGACAGGCATACAGAAGGGTCTCAAGAGAGTGTGGGTTTGATGAGTTAGATGCAGGGAAAACCATGGGACTGTCATCATATGGTTCTGGACGTGTTGATCTATTCAATGAAGAGTATGGTCATAGTCTTTGTAGCAAAGAATTATATGCCAAGGAAGATAGCACAGGATACTATGGTAATCAAGAACCAGTAGACCTAGCATATAATTTACAAAAATCAGCAGAAAGACATGCAATATACATGGTAGCGATGGCAATAAACCTAACAAATAATAATAATGTGTGTGTAACTGGTGGTTTTTTCTTGAATTGTGTATCAAACTACGCTATCATAAAGAATGTAGATGTAAATCTATACGTAGACCCACTCTCTTATGATGGTGGTCTATCAATTGGTTCAGCATTCCTAGCATATTATGAACATTTTTGTAACTGATCCCGATCCTTATATCTCAGCACAATGCTTGCCTGATAAGCACATTGTCAAGATGCCACTAGAGACATGTCAAATGTTATCTATTGTTGCATCAGAGAAGTGGGGTCATGGTTTTGGCACACTACCTAAACTTGATGGCACACCATACAAGACAGAGAAGGGTGCATTTCGTAATCATCCTTGCACTATCTGGGCACAGACTCACTTCCGTTGGTTATTAGATCACGGACTCAAGTTGTGCGAAGAATACACTCATAGATATAACAAGGTGCATAGTTGTCAATCAACATTGATACATGCAACTAAAATATTTCCTTTGAGTCCAGAACCTACAACATTTACACGAGCAATGCCTGATGAGTTTAAACATGACACAAGCATTGACACTTTTACTGCTTACAAAAATTACATTAGCAGCAAACCTTGGGTTGCATCTAATTATCTACGTGACCCATCCCGCAAACCAAATTGGATTTTATGATTAGACTACTAGCAGCGTGTCCACCAGTGTACACATTGCCTGGTACATGGAATGACCCAGACAAAATAGCACGGTGTAATGACACCCTTATTCCACACCTCACACTGAATCCAAACATTACGTTTGGTATATCAGTTCTTGCTATACTTATTATCCTTACAGGATATGGTGTATACAAAGGGTTCTTTGCCAACCAGAATCTTACTGACCCTTGGGATGACCACGATGATTAGATCTTTATACTTAGGACCTAAGTATGATCTGACAGAAATGGAAGGTGATACTGTAAACTCAATGCAGGTTGCCAAATTACTAAAGCAAAGAAAAGTAGTGGCAGTATTTCAAGGTAGATCTGAAGCAGGACCTAGAGCACTAGGTAACAGGTCTATCTTGTATGATCCTACAGATCCAGAAGGAAAGGATAAGATAAACAGAATAAAAAAGAGGGAATCTTTCAGACCATTTGCAGGTAGTGTTCTACTACCACATGCACATAAGTGGTTTGATATGGCAGGACTAGATGAATCACCATTCATGATGTATGCGGTAGATGCTTTACCACATACTTATGATAAGATCCCTGCGGTATTACATATCGATAAGACTTGTAGAGTACAAACTGTTGATATGAAAGACAATCTACATTACTATCAATTGATTGATGCTTTCTATCAGATTACTGATGTGCCCATGCTATTCAATACATCATTCAACATGGCAGGAGAACCATTGGTGGAGACACCAGAGGATGCCATCAATACATTTGAGAACAGTGAGATAGACTACCTATATTTTCCAGAGGTTCATAAGCTCAGGCAAAAATGACTTTTAGTTTCCCAGAAACCGGAAAAAAAACTCCGGCAAAAAAATGGGTTGTAGGGTTCAACCTATCTAACAACGGGTCAGTCTGTTTGTTGGAGGATGGTAAACCAAAATTATATCTGGAGTCAGAAAGAGTAACAAGAAACAAGTGGGACTATAAGGTCAGTTCTTTGTTACCATATCTACCCAAAGAAATTGAACACGTAGCCTTGACTGATTCGTACTGGACTCAAGGTGATAAGAGATTAGATAATATAAAAGATATATCAAAAATAAAAACCAAATATCCTAACGCTAAAATACATGACTATAGATCTATGCATCATCTAACTCATGCTGCATGTGCTTTCTATAATTCTGGTTTTACTGAGGCATCTTGTATAGTTGTAGACTCTAATGGTTCTAAGACAAGCGAAGGACTAGAGATAGAATCTATATTCACTGCACCCACATTTACAGAGACACACAAGAAATACTTCTCACCTGAGTTTGTAGGTATTGGTAGATTATTTGAGGAGACTGCGAAAACATATAATTGGGACTACAGAGATGCAGGGAAGGTCATGGGTCTAAGTGCATACAATCATGACCCTGCTTCTACTATACAAAGACGATGGGAGAGTAGATATGGCGAACTATTGGAGATGACAACAGGAGATGTATGTTTGTCAGGTGGTTGCTTCTTGAATTGTGTTGCTAACTATAAGATAAAAAAAAGATATCCTCATATAAATTTCTATGTGGAACCTGTTGCTCACGATGGTGGCACTGCAATGGGTGCAGCATACCTAGCATATAATGAAACCTAAACTCAACATACTTGATGTCAGTTCTGCTATAGGTTGTAACTTGTCATGCAAAGGTTGCAATCATTTTAGTAATTACTTTGCACCAGGCAGTAAATTAGATACAGATAAACTTCTTTATGATATAAAGACTATCTTACCAAGAGTAGATATCAATAGGGTGTCAGTGATAGGTGGTGAACCACTCTTGAATCCTAGATGCGAGGAGATATTTGCTGCATGTTTAGAACATGCTAATAATGATGTGTATCTCTATACTAATGGTGAACTATTGGAAGATAATGATTGGATATACAAATACCTTGACCACCCTAAAGTATATCTGAGATTTAGTTTTCATTTACCAGAGACCACAGAACGTGGTGCCAAGATACTAAAAACAGTCAGGAACTTTGTTGCTAAAACTGATCATGAATTATTCATAGGTGGTGCTCCCAATGAGTCATGGAAGTTTAGAGCAACAGAACATCATACCAACAAGGACAGGTGGTTCTATAGTATAAAAAAGAGAGGAGATAAAGTATATCCATACAACCATGCAGATCCTGATAAGAGTTTCAAGTACTGCTCATGTCCTAATTCACAATTATATAATGGTAAGTTGTGGAAATGTCCGAACACTGCATTCCTTAGGGAGATGTTAAATGTAACAGATCAAAGTGATGATCCAGTGTGGCAAAAATATTATGTTGATGGTGTGCCTGTTGACTGTGCTGACGATGAGTTGACAAAGTTTTGTGAGGGATCTATACTACCTGATAGTGTATGCAGAATGTGTACAGCAAAACCCCTTCACTTTAGTGCTGCTCAACAAGAGAAGACTGAAAGGAAGGTAATTAATACCTATAAATAAATCACTTACAAATTCATATGCCAACATACCCTCTCAAAAATTTGAAGACAGGTGAAACTAAAGAGATCATCATGTCAATGAAAGAATATGATCAGTGGAGAAAGGACAACCCTGATTGGGATAAAGATTGGTCTAAGGGTGCAGCAGGTACAGTCAGTGGTACTGGAGATGCATACAGTAGATGTGATGGAGGTTGGAACGAAGTGTTATCTAAGGTAGCATCAGTGCCAGGATCTAAAGTAAAACCTCAAAAAGTAACTCACTTCTAATGACTCGTAAACGGAAGATGTCTACCAGTGTTGGTGCTGGTATGACCGCTAAACAAATGAAGAGGAAGAAACCATATAACTCTGAGATGATGGTTGATATCCAACCTATCACACCAAATCAAACAAAAGCTTTTGCTCACTATAACGAAGGTAAGAATTTGTTTCTTTATGGTGCAGCAGGTACAGGTAAGACGTTCATTACCCTCTTCTTGGCACTCAAACAGGTGCTTGATCCTTTGACTCCATATAATAAGGTTGTCTTAGTTAGATCACTTGTGTCGACGAGAGAGATAGGTTTCTTACCTGGTGATCATGAGGATAAGTCAGCACTATATCAAATACCATATAAAAATATGGTCAAATATATGTTTGAGTTAGCATCAGACAATGACTTTGAAATGTGTTGGGGTAATCTCAAGGCACAGGAGAGTGTGACTTTTTGGTCTACATCATTCATTAGGGGAACAACACTTGATGGATCAATAGTTATTGTAGATGAGTCACAAAACTTGAATTTTCATGAGTTAGATAGTATAATAACAAGGATAGGTGAAGATTCTAAGATTATGTTCTGCGGTGACGTAGCACAAACCGATCTCATTAGAACTAATGAGAAGAATGGTATCCTAGACTTTCAAAAGATCATCACAATGATGCCTGAGTTCGCTCAGATTGAGTTTGGTGTTGATGACATAGTAAGGTCTGGATTAGTCAAAAGTTATATCACCAGTAAACACACACTAGGTTTGTAATGTTCACTCATGTTGACTGCGAACTTCCTAAACTAAAGAGGAAGAATATAGATGGTGCAAGATATTACACTGTCAATGGTAGACCAATGGTCTCAATCACATCAGTTACCTCATGGTATAATAAACAAATCTTTATTGACTGGAGGAAAAGAATAGGTGAGGCAGAAGCAAATAGAATTACTAAACGTGCAACCTCTAGAGGTACTGCTACACATGAGTTGATAGAGAATCATCTACTCAACAAGGAGGTAGAGTTTGATAAACCTAGTCCTAAGATGTTGTTCCTTCAAGCGAAGGAGACTCTAAAAAATATAAATAATATATACGCTCTTGAGGAGAGTCTTTATAGTGAAGAGTTAGGTGTTGCCGGTACTGTCGACTGCATCGCTGAATATAATGGGGAGTTGTCAATAATAGATTTTAAGACAGCAGAGAAACCTAAGAAGAGAGATTGGATAGAGAACTATTTTGTACAGGCAGCAGCGTATGCTTGTATGTTCTTTGAACGAACAGGTATACCCGTCAAAAAACTTGTCATAATTATGACATGTGAGAACGGAGACGTGACAGTATACGAAGAGTATGATAAAATAAAGTATATGAAAAAATTAGTCCTTTACATTCAAAAATTTGTCGAAGAAAAAATCAATGAGTGCCAAAACAAAGATGCGTGAAATCTTGAAGAACAGATTGCTCTGTCAAGATAAATTTACTAATGACATTGAGAATCTTGTTAGTAACAACAACGAGATGAACTACATTGAGGCAATCTGTCACTACTGTGATGTGAATAACATCGAGGTAGAATCTGTATCTAAACTCATCACTAAACCTTTGAAAGAAAAACTCAAAGGCAATGCTACTGACCTAAATTATCTAAAGAGAACATCTAAGGCAAAATTCTTTAGCATCTAATGAAGATCAAGGAGTGGACATTCGGAAAGATCCACAACCAATTACCTGAGGAAAGACTCAGAGAGGTAGCGGTTAGTGTTGACTACGTGAGAGAACAACGTGGTTTTTGGATCAGTAATTTCAGGCAGTGTACTCCAGAAGAGATTACTGAACTAGAGAAGGAGAGACCTACCACTAGGTTACTCAGTATACATGTTATCAATGGATGCAACCTAGCATGTAGAGCATGTAATCATAACAGTAGTCTACTAGGTGTGAACAGTAGGGTAGATATTGATGCACTCAAAGAAGATATAATAAATGTACTACCAAAGATACATGTGTGGAGTCACATCAGTATCATAGGTGGTGAACCATTATTAGAACCAAGGACTAAAGAGATTGTTCAAGTCACAAGAGAGGTGGCAGAAGCAACAGGACAGAAATGTAATATAAAACTATTCAGCAATGGATCTAAACTAATACAGGAACAAGAATGGATTGCTGATGAGATGCTGAAGGGTGTGGTGTTTAGACTTACCTTTCATAAACCATGGTATACACCACAGGGATCTATCAACTGGG